CTTCCCTTTATACTGCATTCGTATTTGGCTTCTTGTAGTTCCTTTTCAAAGTAAGTAATTGATTCAACAATCTTACCTAAATCTTCAACTACTGAGTTATACCAACCTGCCATAATTTAATCCCATTCCTCGTCATCATCTTCTTCCACATCGTTGCCCACATCATAGTGACCAACAACGGCGGCTTTAAGAGCTCCGTCGAATGTAAGTGCTTCTTCCTCGATGCCAGACATATCACATTCTTCGTCCATTACACGGACTAGATGTTCTGCGGCTTCTACTCTATCCTTCTTTTGAATATAGTTTTTAACGGATTCCCACACAGTTACTAATAGTTGAATTTCAGGATTCATTGTTTAACTCCTCTATAGTAGGTTCATCAACTAAAGTCTCATCATCTACAATGTCACTTAAATCTTCATCTACAGTTGCTACTGGTATTTGATGCCACTCGTCCATAACTACTTGTAGTCGTTCTTCTGTCCACTGCTTTCTAAACTCTTTAATAATCTCGCCTGTAATAGGTGATGTATATTCAAGTTTATTACCAGTTTTTACAACGATACCTTTTGCTTCAAGCAATTCTAAAATACCTGAGTAAGGATTCATTCCTGTCTCATAAGGTATTTTAACCTGTACACTTTCAAACGGTTTGCTGTAACGAGTTTTCATTACTTTACATGCCGCTCTAATACCTTGTACAGTAGTAGTTTTGTTGCCGTCCTCATCTTCTTTGAGTTTTAACTTTTTCATTGCTACTACAATACTACTCGCATATACAAATCCTTGTCCACCTGATATCTTATCATCAGGGTCAAACATATCTTGTGATGCGTATGTATGGTTAGTTGCAACAAGCCCAATTGGATGTGGTGCTAGTTGATTAACTGTATTTCTAACTAGGGCTGTTAGTGCCTTTGGCTTTCTTCCCATATCACCTTTCATGTCGCCTTTTTCAAATTGTGTAACATCTGTTGGTGTTAGTAACATACCCAAACTGTCTACTACAAATAGCATTTTAGGTTGTTCCTCATATGGTAAGTCACCATAGTTAGACTTATAGTCTTTTACAAATTCACTGATTGTTTTAGCAACATCATCAATCATGCTAACACTAATTTTGAGAAGTTTCTCAGGACTAGTATCTACATCTAATGCTTGTAGCCAATCTTCATCAAGTGCATTTTCACTATCAAATAATACTACTTGACAGCCTTGTTGTTGTGCATTACGCACTAAGTTACCTGAACAGATAAAACTCTTACCCGAACCAGATTCGCCAGCAAATACACTAACTTTACCTAAAGGGACTCCTTTATGGAAGTCCCCACTTATTAGGTAGTTTAAAGTGTAGTTACCAGTTGATATCCAATCCTGTGGGTCATGAAAGCCTGCACTGATTCCAGTGATGCCTTTAGTTATGCCCGTCCTGAACTTGGTTAAGTCAAATGGTTTCTGCATTATCTTCTCCTAGGATCTGTTACGAATCATATTTAAAATATCATCCGCACTAGGCTTATCACCACTTGCCTCTGCTGTAGCAGGTGCTGGAGTAGTTGCTTCAGCGACAGGTTGTACTGGAGCAGGAGCAGGTGCTACTGGTTCAGTTGTTACTGTTGGTGCTGGAGTTTCTACTACCGGAGCCGGAGCCGCTTGAGCTGGTGCTGTTGTTGTAGGTTTTGCTGAAGCACTTGCAGGTACATCTACGCCATACGGCTTGTAGAAGTTACCCCAACGCTCAACATCATACAACTCGCCATCAACTGATGCTTGGAACATTTCGCTAATTGCGTTAAGTTCATCTTGCCCAGGTCTTTTTGGTAAAAAGTCTGATAATGTGTATAAACCATTTGTATCAATTGCCGCTAATTCTTCTTCATTTAAGCCACGTTCTTTACGAGCCCATTTTGAAGTACTGTAGTCAGCATATTGACCTTTAGTGGTTTTCATAACCCTAAAATCTGTACCGTTTATATAATCAGTAGGAATGTTTTCCATATCAGGATCCATTAATGCTGATTTAATAATGTTAAAGATTTGAGGGGATATAACAAAACGTCTGATTGGATTTTCAGGTGTTGTTTCGTTAAGTGGGTTTTCAGTAACATATCCTTGGAATATGTAACTTCTTTTTTTCCAGTACTTACGACCCATGTCTTCTAGACTTGCGTCTTTAAACCAAGGACGAACCTCAGTTAATACTGGACAAGTATCTCCGTACATTTCTGCACACGGTACTTGTACTGTAACAGGTTTACTGTCACCGCCTTTTACACCTGGAAAAGAAAGTCTAATCATTTGTCTTTCTTGCCAAAAGAATGTGTTATCAGTGTCTGCGTCAGGTAAGAACCTGAGAACTGCTGATGTTCCTTCGTCGATATTCCAGTGTGGATAAATGGCGTTGTCGCCGCCTGTTGATGATTGGCTAGAACTTTTGTTGTTCTCCATGCTTGCCAATTTAGCCCTTATTTCTGCCAAAGATGCCATAATAGTGTCTCCTATGTTTGTGCCATAATGTGTAATACTACTTTGTGTTAATGTATTACTTGTGCCTAAGTTTAATGCCTTTGTGCCATATTGTCAACCTTTTTTTATCATTTAGATAATAAC